CTGTACCTGCCCCATTTACTTTATTTTGTGCCGTTGCAACAACAATATACGGTACTGTTGCAGTTGAGGCGGCTGGATAGTTGCTTTCGTCTACAATCGAAATATCAACACCCGGTGAAACTAATATCATGTTTGTTCTCCTAATAATTTAATTAATTTGTTCTACTAATATTTAAATCAGCCAAACATTCTTTTTGTGTGCTATATGTTTTGCCGTAAATAGTAACTGGTTTAGCATTTGCATTTAGACTTCCTTTTCTGCTATCACCAATTGTTTGTCTAATTTTATTCTTAGTATCATCAGAATGATGTTTACCATAAAATCCATTATCTTTGCCAAAATGTCTATAACATTCTTTTTCTGCGTTAGACTTTTTAGCATAGTTCTGTTTATATACTTTTGCTCGTTGTTCAACTACCAATGGGGAAAAAGTTGTTCCTTTCTTAGAAAGACTCATCTTTTTACGATATGCTGCTGATCTCTTTATACCTGATAAACTTTTAGAAATCTTATTACCTCTCGTCACCTTTTGTTTAATAGTCATATTACGATGTGTTTCTTTAGACTTTAACCCAATTAGTTTATTAACAGAATCACCCAAGTTACCACCTTGACCACCTAATGCAATGTTATAACACTGTGGGGTTGAGATTAGTTCTTCAGTAATCAATTTCCGTTCTTTAGTGTTTAACTCATCTAGGTCTTGGCAATATTCGATAACCACACTCTTGAAGTTATGCTTACCGTATTTTGATATTGCCTTTTTCAGTAATGTGCCACTGCCTAAATAACCATCGTTAATATCATTTGTGGCGTGTTTTCCATAATAGTACTTACCATTTATCTGATTAACCGTTTTGTATATAATATAATAAATTGTCCATTCCTCTAATATATTGTTTATAGTTATTTATTGTAATATATTGATTTTAGGGTTTTGAAATCCCCTTTAAAGGGTTGTCATAAATACTTGATATGAAAGATAAAAGACCACTGTGTGTTGAATGTAAACAACGACCAAGTGCTATAAATTACTATGATAAAGATGGTAAAGTACATCATAGGTCTAAATGTGACCCTTGTGCTACTAAGAAAAAACCATCATTAAAACCTAGATGGAAGAAATCAGGTTATAAAAAGAAAAAGATATGCGATAAATGTGGATTTCATTCAATATACAACGATCAGATAGTTGTATTTCATATTGATGGAAATCTGAATAATGCCGAAATCAGTAATTTAAGGTCTATATGTCTTAATTGTGTAATAGAAGTACAGAAAGAAGATTTACCTTGGAAACAAGGTGATTTAATTGCTGATTTCTGATGTTGAACGACCTATTTGATTTAACATCCATTCCCCTGTTTCAGTGGTAGGAACAATACCGGCATTAGCTTCCATATAACCAGCTTCCATAAATCCCGCGTTAAAATTTTCAATACTTGGTTCTATAAAACATGTTGTAACTACATCAAACATTGAATACTGATTTAAAATTTCAGCCAATTGGTCGCATCCCAATATACCTGACACATCTTCGTTAAATTGGTCATTATTAATTAAAACATCATATCCATACAATATTTCTGGATTGCTATGATATTTAAAAAGATTACATCTACTATGTTGAAACAAGCCATCAGTTATATATGTTATTCCATACAAACGATAACTCATTATTATAATATTATCTTCAGTCCACAATAATCCATCATTCCATTTAAGAATTTCATTAAATGATTTATCAAGAGCATTTGTTGTTATATAAAGGTCAATCCCTGTTATATATTGATCAGCCCAAAATATAGGATCATCAGAAAAATCCCAAGACCATCCTATTTCATTATCATTTAGCACTTAACCCTGAACCCACATCAATGGTTGCGAACCATCCACATAATTTCTTAAATCTTCTACTAATTGAGTCATTTCTGCTTGTGCTTCTGACTTTAATTGCGAACCATTCAGGCTAGTTCCACCTTGTGGTCCAGCAATACTTGCAAATTTTTCACGAACTTCGCCTAATATTTGCTTGGATGCGGCATATGTATAATCTTTCAACCACTGACTGATCTGACTATCTTGCAATAATGTAGTTTCAGGTTTATGATTATACGTCCATAATAAGATAATTTCACCAGAACCTTTAGGATCACGTACTAATTGTAATTGTTTAGTAACAGGATTAAATGTATAATTCATATAAGCACCAAACATTCTAGCAGCAGTTTCTACATATCCTGTGTACATTTCATATGTAGATAAACCACCTGAATATGTAAAGTTTAATAGATAAACATTCAATGTAGCTGAACTAAATGGATCAAAACTCGTACTAAATGGACCTGTTGTGCTACCCATTGTTCTACGGAAAATCTGCCTTACATGAGTAATTTCATCAGGTAATGTATATGTGTTGGTATTTTCCTGTAATTCTACCCAAGCATAACTTTCTTCGGTTGATGCTTGTGCCCTTTGTCTATACATTCCTAATGCTTGTTCATATGCTGTAGCATAATGATCTGCTGTAAGTTCAACATCTACTATTCCTGCACCTAATCGCATTGCAGCATAGTCATATACACCTTGTTTTAGTTCTGTTAGAGTTGGCATTCAATACTTTCCTATTATTCTAAGTATTTATGCTATATCAATGTACTCGCAATATGACAAGATGTTCATTAAATCTACCAGATAATTTAGTATCTACTGTTTTAATTTCAGCAAATACTTTTCTAGCATTCGGCTTACTAGCTGACATTATTTTTTTAAGTTGTTCTGATGGTTTTCGTAATGTCTTACAAGCAGTTTTTGATTCACTAAATCCAATAATCGCATTATTTTTAACTGTTAAACCACCTGCATGTGGATCTTCCACATAATAATGTAATTTACGTTTCTTAGTATCATACACATACATTTCTTTTGATCCTGGAATCTTTGTTGGTTTAATACTTTTTAGATTAAAATCAGCATATTCCTTCATATATTTCAATTTAGAAACTAACTTCTCAACAGAAATAGGTTTTTTCTTTCGTTTTGCCCTAGTTGATTTCTTATAGGTCACATAACTATGTAAATCATCAATCACTAATTCACAAAACTTAATAAGTCTGCGAAGTTTTACCTTACCAATGTGTCCATATGCTTCTTTAATATCCGAATCTGTCCCTTCATATGCTAATTTTAATTCTTCAATTCTATTTTCCCACACTTCAACTAACATTGGTGCATGTTGTGGCAACATTGTTGATGCTTTTAGTATATTAATAGGCATAAATGAATGTTTAGATGGTGCATCAGCAATATAATACTCATCATACATACCTTCCAGTTCTCCACCAACTTCCCTTGCTTTTTCCTTCATTATTTCTTGAACATTGGGTTTTTCTTTTTTAGGAGTATCATCCACAACTATTTTTGTTTTAGATGCTATTTCTTTTAACCGCACAACTTCATTCTCGATATTCTCAATATCAGTATCTTTGGGTTCAAACCCCTTTAAAATCATATTAGATAACCATCCAATCGCTGTATGATATCTAACATCTGATACTTTTTTAATAGTTTTAGCATCATCTGTCCTACCATTTTTTATTAAAAATGATACCAACATAGCCTTAGCATCTTTATGACCATTGTGATAATTATACCAATTAAATGCACCCATCATTTCACATTTTCGTTTATTATCATCAATAGGATGATCCCACACAGGTTCAGTACCCATATATCGTTCATCAACAGTCTTTTTTCTTGCCACTAATATTTCTCCGAGTTAATAGTAAGTTTTTCGCATTTTAATTTATCTATTTACAATAGTCAATGTTTTTTTGAAGGTATCCCCATAAAAATTCAACTAAATACATTAAATATGTTTTTAAAGGATAAAAAATGAGTAGTACATACTACGTACCAACTTCACAAAGTTCAGATACCAATCACCTTTCAATGTATAAGGAATCACGGAAAGATGATTACTGGTATTTAGATAAAGTAATCAGTGAACAATACACGGTTGGTGGTTTAGATATTTATATTCACAAATATTTAGGTCCTATAGCAAAAGGTGAAGATTCACAAGATGATGATTATGATGCTACACAACCTGGAAGAGATACAACCGATCCTTTATTCATAGAAGATTTATTTTTATTAGAAAATCGTGATAGAGATTACGATGATACAATTTATAAAATGCGTGGTGTTTATAATGTTCAAGATATAGACTTTGAATTATCACAATTTGGATTATTCCTACAGAATGATACTATTTTTATGACATTCCATTACAATAATATGATTTCATTATTTGGACGAAAACTTATGTCAGGTGATGTTGTTGAAGTTCCAAATATAAAAGATTATCATCCATTAGACTCCACATTACATAAAGCATTGCCAAAATTATATTCAATTCAAGATGCTTCGTTTGCAAGTGAAGGATTTAGTCCAACTTGGGCACCACATTTATGGCGTGTTAAATTAACACCACTAGTTGGTTCACAAGAAT